CCCAATCTTCTTTAAGAAATTGTTTGGCTCTCATCAGTCAAGCTCTTTCCAGTTTGGATCGCTACGCAAGTCAGCTAACAATGCATTACCTTTTTCTTTACCCAATGCAGAAAGTATTGCTTCCACACTGCCTAAATCTTTTCCTGAGGCATTTGGGCTTATTAATTTTTTAGCAATGTCATCTAAATTGTTTGAAATCAATTCATTTGTTTCTCTGTTTACCAGTCCTTTATAAGGTGACCACTTCATGCCAGCATCTTTAGCCAATTTAGCTATGGTGATCATTTTGTTAACACCTTTGAACTTGCTTCCTTTTGGAATATCGTGTGTATGGAATTTACTAGCTGGTTCTGCATCTGCTACAACCATAATATCAATCTGATGTGTGTTGTCTCCAACAGGCACTTCAACGTGTACACTTGTACCACTTTGTCCTGTATTGAATCCAGCTAGGTCAAATTGTTGTCTTAATTTTTTTCTAATTACCTTGGCTTCTTCATCTGGCATATTATATGCTTGTTGCAAATCGCCAAGATCAACGATCATATCTAAATCGCCACTCATTTTACCTGGTGTCGGAGTTGCTCCACTACCAATTGGAATAGCTTTTGTTTTTGTTTTTGCAAGTACGCTGTTAACCTGCTTCATTAGTTGCGGAATAATTTTGTGATCAAAACTCACACTATCAGGAAAAATATTACCACCTTCTTTAATAGGTGATCTAAGGCTATCTCCAATGATTCTTTTTATTCGACTGCCACGTCTTCTACGTTTCTTAGTCCCGCCTAGTATGTCTTTGATCTTCATCTATCTTCCCAATTCCTCTTTGAAACTTACGTGGATCTTTGGTTCTAATAGCATTAATCAAACGCTTGTTTAAGTCAGCCGCTGTTTCTACATCAAAACTTTCATTAATTAAATTAATCAAGTTAATAGCCGTAACGATAACCTGCTGACCATTAGATTCAACAATATGCTTTTTATCACGCTTGGGTGACATAGCATTTATTTCTTCCAAAATTGATCTCGTTTTACGCTTCATATCAATACTATTTAGTAAATATTGTTGCTGGAGCATTGGTGACTAGCACTTATGGCATTTGCAGGTTTTCTGATTCTCGACTGAGGACCACCATTAACAATAAGAGCAAAATCATCAATGGTAATGCAAACACAAAACACAGGCTCAATTAGGCTCATATTAATGACTCAACTTAAAATACAGTGTTTGTAGTTCAGAATCATATATAGATAGAGATAAGGTACACTGCACCTTTGCTTCAGCAAACATCATATTCAAAGTTTTGGCACGTATCGCTTTTGCCAATAAAACGTGCTCCGTTGTTTAAATGAAACTTTCTTGCCATTTCAGTCAATGGACTCAGTGTTACAAAACGCTTTACCCAAGGACGTTGACTTTTAATAAGTTCAGCTACTCCATTTACAATTTCTCTACCAGCTCCTTTCTGATAACTCCACACTGTATAAAATACTGCATGGGTCATACCGGGCCACCTCATATCATACTCACTGTGAGGTACTTCATCCATAAATGCTACACATATAACTGCCGCTATTTCGCCTTCACGCTCTAGTACATAAACTTCTCTACCACTACGTGTGCGCCAGTCTGTTTTAAGATGTGGTCTTACTGGATCATTTTCAATGTGTACAAGTTCTTCATTTGTTGCTAATCTAATCACTACTCGCTTTTCCTCAATAAACTTCTTAGTCTATCTGTTGCATCTACTTTTGGATCTGCATCCATATCATTTTCTGCAACGTTTTCTCCAGCAGGTGCTACACTGCTTTTTGTTTTTAGTTTTTGATAGATGCTGGTTACACCGCCATCATCTTCCTGTTCATCCTCATCTAAATCTTCAATCTTCAAACTGTCCATATTGAACTTGAGGTCTAGTTTACTTCCAACACCACTGCTACTACGTGTTTTCATAAACTGTATTTGCACCCTACCACGCTCACGCATAGCTCTACTGCTAAAGATACCAATCAAGTTATCTGCTGTATTGATCTTACTGATACCGCCTGCAATGTGGCTGTGGTCAAATTCTATTTCATCAACTGCGCTTCTGTTCAACTGCGAAGCAGTAACAAACAATATACCCAACTCAGTTGCCAAGTTACGCAATTCTTCACTAACAAATTTATCTTTGATAAACTGATCACTTGGATTTACCTTTACTGTTACTGGCATCATCAAATCCAAATAATCCACCAATAGTGCATCAACATGCAAGTTGTGTTGTATTTGATATTCACGCAAATATGCTTTTATATCATTTACTGTGCTACCATTTTTCATTTGTACAACCTGTAAACGACCTGCTTTTTTACTTGCCATCTTCACACGCAACTCAACGTCACTACTATTCTTCATAACATCTCTGGTTCCCATACCTGTAAGCATAGCATCCAGTCGCATACAACACAGTTCTTCACTAAGTTCCAAACTTATGTACACAACATTCTTGCCCATAAGTGCCCAGTTCAGTGCCATGTTCTGCATGAACAAACTTTTACCACTACCACTGCCGCCTGCAAAGATGTTTAGTTCTCCTGGATTAAATCCACCATACAACACCTTGTCAAATGTAAGCCAGCCAGTTGTGTTTTGTCCTCTGTTGTCTTTGATGCTTTGTATACGTCCAGCAGGATCATCCCAATAGTTTGTACCAAAGTCTTTTGCAAGTCCGATCTCAGTTGCTTGTTTGATTATGCCTTCTACTGTGCCATACTCTTTGCGTTCAAGTTTGTCAGCACTTGCTAGAATTGCCGCTTCCAATGCTTTGTGTCTACAGAACTGTTCAAAGTTATCCATAAACCATTTTTTATGTTCTTCACTCAATCTGTCACTGACGTCTTGTACTTCGACACCGTTGACCGCCTGCACTTGTTCTAACATGGGAACATCTTGATATTCATCCGCATGCTTTTGTATAAAGTCTACAGTATCTCTGAACTGTCTATCAAAGTAACTGCTTTTAAGTATAGCATTACAACGCACAAACAAGTCCTTGTCTGCCAACAAGAACTCCAAGTACAGTTTTTGTAAATCTGCACTGTAATCTTCGCTCATACTTGTCCCATCAATTTCATAGTTATATAATCCTCTTTACTATAACACTGTATGAATATACTGTCAAGTTTACCATTTATATATGCCTCAGTTTCTTTTTGGTAAAATTCAGTAAACCATACCCATTTATTTTTTGCAACTCTCGTTGGTAACCATGCATATCTTTGATTCCAACGATGATTAGTTTTCCTACTTGTATAAAATGCCATCTTACTTGCACCTGCTTTTGGCCATAATTTTGATTTTGGTGCTCGACGTTTCAACACTTTCTAATACACTCCTTACTGCAAACAACCTACCGTAACGCATCACAGCATCAGTTGCATCTTTAATATCTTCTTCCCATTCAGGAAATGCTACACTCCAACCACGTTTGATTGCAATGTTAACTGTATCTCTGCCAGGTTGATCAAAGTCCGGCAATAGTATAATTTGTTTATTCAAGTCTTCAATAATACTGCACTGTGTAGCACTAGGTGTATTGCCTGCCAATGCAACACCTCCCATTTGTATAGCATCCAATTGTCCTTCTGTAACAATAACTATATCGTGATCTCTTTGTGCATCCAAGTTAAACACAAAATGATTGGGCTGTTGCAAATAATACTTGGGCATTGCTTCTGGTCTGTGTTCTGGCACCCAACGTGCAGTGTAGCCTACTGTTTGCCCTTTGTATACAAATGGCAATATCACTCTATTAGCAAAGTGCATGTGTGGGCTCCAATGCCAATTGTTGTGAAAGTCCAAGCCACGTTTCATTAGATATGTACAAGCCAATGCTAGTTTATCTAATTCTTTTTTGTCCAATTCATCTATTGGATACGCACCAATTGGATAACTGCGTGGAGGCAGTTCCATTGGTTGCCAGTTGATCTGTGTTTTCTTTGTTTCTTCTTGGGGCAAATAATGCCTGCTGATATCTTTAGCATCTTGTTCTTTGAGTAACTCTAAATTCACACGTTGTATGTCAGCTTCGTCTACACCAAACGTTTTAAGCAGTTGTGTTAATCTACCACCAATACGTTTACCATCACTCCAGCCTGTTTTAAATCCACAGTTAAAACAATTGTATTGAAACTTTTCATCTTGGAACATGATACCACCACGACCTCTGGTATCAGGTCTGTGCCCACGCTGATTGCACATTGGACAGTTACCACTGATCCACCCACTAGGAGTTTGCTTCCAGCCATGAGGCATGTTCTGTCGAATAAAATCTAATACTATCATATAATGATATTACGCTCTATATAGAACTTTGTCAAGTGTTCCTGTGTTAGTTGCGTCGGGTGTGTGTATTAATCTTACATATTGATAGTTTCCATACCAGTTGTAAAATTTAACACCAGTTTGACTAGTTACAGTGTAGCTTCTTCCTGGAATATCAAAATAATCTCCGTCAAGTGGCTGTAAACTTAGAGTTGCTTGAAACTTGTATAAACCTGTATAATCCGTTGTAAAGACCTGAGCTGTTTGTAATCCTGTTCTATTACTAACTAGTGCAGGACCTTCCATTCTACCACCAATACGATCATCTCCACTTGCATTGAATACAGTTACTTCTTCGCTTGGTCTAAATGCAACTTGTCCTTCTCTTACTTCTAATGCATAAGTTAGTCTCATATTTTGATCACTGATACCAGCATAACTTCCGGTTTCGCCTGTGACACTCCAAGTAATAACAATATCATACAATTTTACATCTAACAACAGTGTTTCTTCATGATCCAAATACAGCGTAAGTTTTCCTTGGTCATAATCCAATGGTGTTAGTGTTTTTGTTATGGTTGCTGTCAAATTTGTTCTATCAATGATTTGACAAGTATAGGTTTTGTTGTGTAATGTTTGAGGATTTCTATCTGTATCTTTAACAAAAAAGTCAAAATTAATGTTTAGTCCTCTGTAGCACACAAGATTCTTATGGTTATCAGGACCATAATAGGTAGTACCACGTCTTTGTGGAATTAGAATCTCACTTCTTTGGTTATATTGATATATTGTTCCTTGTTGCATTTTTAAAATCTCCACTTGTATTTATAGGATAAGTAAAAGTGATGAGCACTGTAAGTAAAAAATATCAAGAGCTTTTAGACGAATTTCCTTTTTTGACTTTGGTCAAATATGGTGGAAATGAATACGTTGGCATAATACAAAATGTAGACAACAGTTTAGCCAGCATGTACAACTATGATGATATTAAAAGTATTGAACTTAAGAAAATATTTTTAGAGCTTGGCGAAGAATGGTGGTGGGGAACAAATAGAATGATTCCTATTAACATTATCTTCAGAAATGAATTCGAAAATTACAAAACCAGTTTAATAACTATGAGTATCAAAGACTTTGAAGTACTGCATGGCCCAGTCATAAGCCTCAACAATATTTGCCAAAAACGCATCAAAAGAAGAAATATCCAACTGGTTAGAAAGATGTCTGCTAGCTAGTTCTCAGTGAAATGTTAATTTGAGGATCAATTACATCTAGTTTTCTTTTTGTATCATGTGTGGTGGCGTGTAAAAGCAATGCCCTTCTGACTTTGTCGCTTTTGTTTGGCATGGTACTGTGAATTAATCTTGGATGCCAACAAACAAAACTGCCAGACTCTGCTGTATATTGTTGATAATTGTCAGCATAAAATGTTTCCCACGCTGATTGTTCACGTATTTGATCCGGATCATATATGTACTTGTGTGATCCTGGAACATAACCAGTTGCACCATTATCTTCATTAAAGTCACACATCATAACCATAAATTGCAATCCCAATAATTCTTTACTGTATCTAAATTCTTTGAATCTATAAGGAGTATCAATATGTGGTCTGTAAAAATTCATACCAGGCTGTAGTACAATAAAGTCTGTTGCATACCAAGCCCATTGTCCAAATCCCAATGCGGCATCACACAAAGGACTCAATGTTTGATACACTGTACTAATTGTACTGTGTTCTGGCTCGGGAGTCCAATAGTATGCCCAATCCACTTCATTCTCTGGATCCTTCATCTGACTTACTTTGTTCCAGCCATACCATTTTTTATTTTTGTCATGCCCTCTGTCAGGCTTTAGTGTCTGAGCATATTCGTCAAGTTCGTGAATTGCTTGTTTGTCAAACACATTCTGATGTACTGTAAATCCAATATCTTGTATTTCTTGTTGAAATTTTTTATCGTCTACTCGAATCATTTCTACTCCAGTTTGTTGCCAGGCATTGAAAGTCATTGCTATCCTAACTGTTCACACAATAAATTCATATGAACCACAACAACCATAGCATAACTGATAGCATGTGCTTTTTTAAAGTAATATGCTTTATTGTCATTTGCTGGCTTTACCCAAACTTCTTTATCAATGGTTGCCCAGTCGCTGTTCTGCAAATAACGTTTACTTGGTCTAATTATAGCAAGTACTGCTGCCAGTTGTTCAATGCTGGTAGGTTTAAGTTTTCTAAGCAGTTCATCATTTCCACTCAGATGAAACAACTTGTCTACAAAATCTTTGTGTTCTAACAATTCCCAAATTGGTTCTCTATTCATTAATTCGCTTAGATGTTGCTCATTTTGTACATCTTTATAAATGCTTAGATTGAGCAAATCCAATTTAAAAAAGTCCATATCATCAGCTTCTGTGTGTTCAACTGTACACACTCCAGTGAATGGATTGCTTGGTACTCTATGAAAATACACTCCTGTATTGTGTTTTCTATTTTTTAGTTTTGCAGGAACATGCTTGAACAATTCAAGTGCTTGTTGTCTATCTGCAAAGTCAATATCAATATCAGGTAGTCCCATCTATCATCTCCTGTACAAAATGTGCATCATGTGGATTGAGTTGCCGCTTTTTAGCCCACCAATCTGCATCAATACAATTGGCTATTCTGTTTACACATTCATTTGGCATTTCACCAATTGCATGTTCTGCACGTTTACTGCTGATAATAATCCAAGGACTAATTTTTCCTGTTTCTACCCAATCAGCAATTGTATAACCACTAGCACTTTCCCAAAATGTATCAAAGTAATCTGTAGCACTGGCATGTTCAACAAAACGTTCCAATGCACGTTCTACACTTTCACGTTTACAATGATCCTGCACAAACAACAAATACATCTTGTCAGTGGGCCAGTCTTTGAGTTTTACTTTGTTTTTGATCAACCAACGTGTGAATTGTTCTTGGTCAATTACTCGTGTATTGATGCAATAGTTACCATATTTTACAAAGGCTGTGTAATACTGACTGTCCACAAAGTCCTTGTACTCTTTGGGCTTGCTTTGCATTTCAATTCTATAGAACAAATCATAACTAGCAAACCCAACCAAGACATCTTGATTATCTTTTGCTTGCCAGCGTCTTTTCTTTTCGCAACTGTGTGCCAGTAGTGTGCTTTCACGTTGAAAGCCTTTTTTACAATATTCACATGTATATGTGCCTTTGGTCAATCCTATAGTTCCTACTGCTTGCACCAACTGTTCTGCTGTGGTCATTTTTTAAACAATTCTTTAATTTGCTTCTTGTCCATACCCATTTCTTCAGCTAAGTCTCGGAAGTCTTGTTCGTTGTTAGTACTTACCAACAGTTCTAATTCATCGTCATTGTATACTGGATACAATTCTTGTAACCATTTTAACAACTTGCCTGCTTTGCCTTTGCGCTGTTTACTGGGCGGAATCCAAGGATGAAACTGTGTTGATCCTAATCCTACACACTGCAATAATTTAAATTGCAATTCAGGATGATGTCGCATGATGTTGTAGTGTTTGTTTACCAGTTCATTTGTAAGTGCCAAATAATGATATTCAATGTCTGGATTTTTTGTTTGTACTGCACTAGTGTAGCGCATCAATACAAAGATACCTAACTTCTTTTGTTCTTCTTCTGTGAGGCTATTCCACCAAGCTCTATCACGTTGGTCAATAGCTCGCATCTCTTCTTTTATTGTTAGTTTACTCATTATTCGCCTTTATGTCTTGTGCTATCATATCGTACATACTACTGTAACACCATTCACAAAATGTAACTGGTAATATACCAAAGTAACCTTGTACGCCACCTGCACTTTCATCATACTCACTGTCACATATGCTACAAGTATCTTTTGGTTGTAAAGGATCTTCTACCATAGTCCCATCACCCTTCCGTTACCTACTATTATAAAGCCACATGTAACAATATGCAAGACAATCCAGAAGGTTCTAAACAACAATGCCTTGTATACATCATCTTGTTTGATAGGCAGAAATTCAGGCTTGTCCTCATCATTCAAACCAACAGGCATGCCAACTGTTCGACTCCATAATTTAAGCCAACGTCTTTGCCCTCTCACCACAGATCCTCCGTGCTGAGTACATCGGGTATTTTGTTTGTTTCTTTGACAAAGTATGCACAGGCAGGATCATCTTTGTTTTCAATAGGACTACACAATATATGTCCAAATTTTAGTTTGGGAAAATACCATTTTACTTCTTGATATATGTTTATAATTTCTACAGTTTCAAAACTAGGTAAAAATCCTGTGATAGGATTGAATACAAATGTAGCAAAGCCTCTGTCATTTAAACTTGTAATGGGCAAAACTTCAGGTTCTCCTACTTCTGGATCACATACAATTACACTCCAATCCAATGGAACTTTACAGTGATTTTCTCCTATTTTTAAAACTGCTGCCGGAGCATTGAAACTTTCTAAGAACACCAGTGGAACAAAAATGTAATCTGCATTTTTAGGATCACTGTAATCTAATACACAATACCTTATGTCTTCTATTTCTTCGGGAACCATATCCAAGTTGTAACTTTGGTTCTCCACTGTTAATATTTTGGTCATTTATAATCCACCTTCTCGATATGAAAGGGATACTTTGCTTCTCTGTAGAATTTCTTCCTTTCAGTTAAATGTCTTTTACTAAATTTTGCACTGCTGGTGATATCCCATATCTGCACATGATCCTTGTCTTGTGCTTTACGTATACCTCTACCTATACTTTGTATTACACGAACAAACGACTTTCCAGGTTCAACAAGTACTAGATTAAAAATTCGAGGGATATTAATACCCACAGCCGCAACTCCATAGGTTGCTACAATAATTTTATTGTCTGCTTCGCTGACTTCGTCATATTCATCTTTTCTTGTTTTACTTTTCATTGATCCACTGATAAACACTGCATCATCTAATCTTTCAATCAATCCTTCGCCTGCTTTAATACGATCAACCAATACCAATGTATTGCCACTGGCACTGAGTGTTGCTATTAGTTCACTCATGTAATCTAAACGTTCTTTGTTGGTTGTTAGATATGTAAGCTCGCTTTGATAGTCGCCATATTTTACTGTGTCTTGTAGTTGCAGTACATTAACTTCACAGTTGGCTAGTACGCCCATGTCTTGTAGTTCGTGTGCGCTCAAACTGTTGGTTACTTCACCCAAGCTCACTTCCAAACTTAATCGTTCATGTTCTGCTTTGGGTATTGTGCCTGTAAGCCCCCAACGAATTGGAATATTGCTGAATGCTCCAGTAAGCAGTTTTTTAAGGACATCTGCTTTGGCTTGGTGAACTTCGTCAACCATAACACACACAACCCCCTCTGCAAAATGGTGTAACCCTTCGTCCGCTAGTCCATCACGGAATCTTTTTTCGAGTACGTTCAAACTCTGCCAAGTACATATGGTATGAGTTCTACCCAGTTCTTTTCTATCACCGAAGTAAACACCTACATCCAGTCCCAAGTTGATATAGTCAGCTTCTGTTTGTGTGACCAAATCTTTGTTTGGAACGATAACGATTGTGCGACCATAATTTTCGCACATATAACTCAGTGCCGCAGTGATCAATGTCTTGCCTGCACCAGTTGCAATCTCCTGCAAGCACTGTGGCGTTTGCAAGAACTTGTTGATAACCTCCACTTGATAATCTCTGAGTACAATTGGTTCACCTGCGGCTGGATGCCGCTTGGGCCAAACCTTGTCACTGAACAGTTCTTCGGTTACCAAATCCCACTTGAGATCATGTGGTTGTCTATGATCCTCAATATCAATGCCATAGCCTTCTTCATCTAGTATGGGCAATATAGTGGGCAAGCAATTTATAAATGTAGCACCACCCATGGTAAAGTAGCCCACACAACCATCCCACCGCCCAAGTTTGTATGCTGGCACATGATATGCATAAGGCAAAAAGAACTTGAGTTTCTTTTCTAACTTACGACGAGTAGTCAAGCCAAGTCCTTCAAACTTGCAATTGACCTCGTCTTTGAGAATCAGTTTTGTTTTCATGTAATAATAATACGTTCGGATTTGGTATTTGTCAATAGTTAGGTCGACTTGCTCGGGCTTGTAAATCGTTACAACGATTTTCCATGCTCTGTAATTGATTTCTTAGATTATTAATTTCAAGTCTTTGTTGTTCAATTATTTTATCTTTAGATCTTAATTCTTCTAAACCTCTATATCCGTATTCAGTATAACCTTGATTGTTGCTTTCTATTAAACTTGCATGCAAATAGCCTTCTGTCATCTTGCTCTCCTAATACACTATTACTTATAAAATAAGGGGACTAGTAAGAAGTCTTACTAGCCCCCTCAGGTCCTAACTGGTGTGAGTGAGAGTGACGCAGACAGAGGAGTACACCAGCTAGTATCAGACCTATTGGTCTGAATTCTTTAAATGCGTTTCATACAAGTTGACTCCACATAACTCTTCCACTTTGTTGCATTCATCTTACGCAGATCAGCAATCTTAAGAACCATACGCAAGCTCATCTCACGTAGCCTGTTCTTGTTAGTATAGATATAGTCCATCATATCTTTTATATCTTCTTTGCTGAAGTTGTAGCTGGAAAGCATACCATCTCCAACAATCTGCTTACAACGTAGGAACTTGTCTCGCATAGTATCCAGTGTCAAATCCAAATAGTGACAACGTGACATAATAGCATCGAGGTGATCTTTTAGCTTGCCTCGTGTTTTATCAAACTTGAGGTTAGTGATAAAGATGATCGAACCTTTAAATTCAAACTGATCCGGAACACCATTGTTAGCAAGTGCTCGGCTTTCTGAACGCCAGCTCAATGTTCGCTTGGGACTACTATCCAGTGCCGCTTTGAGCAAGTTCAAACTTGTCTCATCATATAGCACACTGTCACAATCGTCTAGCACCAACACACTACCATCACCACTGTAATCATACAGTAACTGATACAAACCAATCGGAGTAGCGGCACCTTTTTCAACACCAAACTTACGGTGTGAACTTTGACTCATCTTTAGCATAATACCTGCTTCATTGAGTACCTTCTCAACTCCAAAACTTTTACCAACACCCGGAGGTCCAGTAACTACCATGCCGCGAACAACTCCATCACAAGAAGCATATGTCATGTCTTCTAGGATTTGAAATCGCTCCCGTAACCGTTCGATGACCTGTTCATCTGTTTCAGCTTCGGCGGCTTTAGCTGAATCAACATTCTCTCCCTCATTGAGGTAGTCAAATTCACTTTTGTCTACTACCTTAATGCGAATGGATCGGTCCGGGAAACCAGGTACTGCACTACCGTCAACAGTAATAAAGTTACCTGTTTTGCCTTGTTTATAATCCTTAACCAGTGGAAACACAACGTCTTTTACGTTAATGTTTCGATATGTACCGTTTGCGATACGAACTTCTGTAGCTGCTTGCATATTCTCTCACTCCTTCTGCTTAACTCTACATATACATAGTAGCATCTATATAGCCTGTGTCAACCTTTTTCTAAGAAAAAGATTCAATTTTTACATAATTAAACACAGTTTCTTTACAGTTGCTGAACTTACTCACATCATGTGTCTTGACTTTACCTGTAAGCAAAACGTCTTTGCCTTCTAAAATACCAGCAATGTCTGGTTCGCGATTAAAGAAGAATTTACAAAGGTTACCTTGTTTGTCCACACAGGTAACCAAATGGATTCCAAACTTTGCAATAAACTTGACATCCCTGATGTGTACAGGAAACTTGAGTCGCTCACCAATTTTACCAATGAACTCGCTGGTCTTACGATGCTCGTCAAACCAACTATCCAAGCTCTGACGCTTTTGCAGTACACGGAAACTATTGGGCAAACTTGCAATCACTGCAACACCAAATCCATCTGTTGTTTCGCCGCCAATTGCATTGAGTACACTTTTTTCAAAGTCATTGATTGTACCCATCATCTTTTTAGCAATCAGTTCATGCTGAAATTCGTGGATGATCTTGTCAGCCTGCTCAACACACTCTTCAGTGATAGTGAAGTTTTCTGCATCTTCGACACCTTGCATAAAATTAAGAATGCAAGTTTTGTTGTCGTTAACACGTTTGTCGGATTCATGGTCAAAATAACCATAACCGCTTTTGATAAAGCCTTGTGCCTTATCAACTGCAATAGCAAGTTCCAGCACTTGGCGAGTATTGTATTGTGGTTTTTGACGTGCCATAATTTTGTCCTCTGTTCTAACTATACTTACAGTATAACACCAAGATGTCTTGTGTCAACCTTTTTATAGTAAAATTGTTAAAAAAACTATGGTTAAAATTGTATAGGTGAGTTTTCTGTACCAACGTTGGTACCAAGGATCTAGGGGAGGAGACTGGAAGAGGAAATGTCTCATCAAATCCTCTTCCGCGTCTTGTTTGGTTATTTCTTCAACTTGTTGCATACAAATTCTTTACCAGTTGGCGGCTTGATGGTTATAGCTGGTAACCCTGGAGTTGCTTCTCGGCACTCTATTTGTTTCCAAGTAAAACCTTCAGCGTATTGAGCTTTTGCAGTATCAAAAAACTCTTTGTTATCATATGCGAAGAGAGAAATAACCAACAGAATTGCTGGTATTGTTGCCATCTGCGTTGCTCCTCTCCCGCTTATTTATGGCGGAGGATGTGGGAGTCGAACCCACTCAACCCTTATCAGGTTGTACGGATTAGCAATCCGCTGCATTACCGTCCTGCCCATCCTCCTATGTTTATTAATTTAAACAATTTCAATCCAAATGTCAACTAAAATTTGCAATATTTTTTATATTTTGTTTTCTGATACCGTCCATTAATTCAGTGTATTTTTTGAATTTATCAAACTGTCCGTTGTTTGGCTTACTGCGAAATATTTGTTCAATATTGCTTTTGTCTTGTTCTAGCATATCACTTGCATGAACACCGTCGATACATTTTTGCATGTAGTCTTCAGGCACACTCCACACACTCAAATAACTAGGATCATACACCATATGGTAACTAAAAGGCATTCGGTGCTCAACTGCAAGTGCATAAATCTCTGGTAGTTGATGCATGTTGTATGCTTGTACACTGGTGGTGATACGTTTGTTAAAATCAGTATCGCTCCACTGTTTTAAAACTTTTGTAACTGTATTCCAATCAGCACCATAACGTATATAATTTGCAGTTTCGCCCACACCATCTATGCTTAGTAATACTGCTACACCTCGAAACTTTTTTAATGTATTGAGATATTTTTTTGGAAAAAGTGTACAGTTGGTTGTAATATGCAAATGAATATTTTGTGCATAAGGCTCTAGTATATCAAAAACTTTAAATGTTTCCGGACTTACAAAAGGCTCTCCTCCCACAAATTTAACACGTTTTAAATTTTTTAAATCAGCATTTTGTATGATGTCCAGTGCATTTACTCTATTGGGTTCAATATTGTTTGTGTTTACAAATTCTCCAATAGTGTCACTGTGTTGTTGAGCTTCTTTTAATATTTTTGTACTGTGCAAAGGATCACACATTCTACAGGCTAAATTACATTCATTGCTCACTGCTAGTTCTATAAACTCTAATTTGTCACCACCGCTCATTATTCTATTGTAAAAATTAATCATATGGGTGTCATCAACACAATTATGGCACCCAGGAATATCTCTATAATCTGTTTCAGCGGCTTGCTTCCACAGTTCTTGGTCAAATGTCAATTGATTGGGAGTTGCTCGAATTTTATATTCAGGACTGGCTTGAGTATCAAACATACAACATGGTTTGATATAACCATCCATGCTATACATTAAATGATTTTTAAATACGTTGCAGGTTTGTTTCATACCATTATTTACTGAACAAGTCAGGCTGTTTGGTATAATTCTTTACAGTGGTTTCCGTCATTACGCCATTGATCCAGTTCTCTGCTGCATCAGTGACGTAAGTACGGTGTTTGTTAGGATAATCAATGGCACCTACTATCTGATCATCTTGGAAAAAACTACACATTAGGTATTCATCATCTACCAATGTAATTATTGCTAACCTGTTATCTTTTTCAAAACGATTGTAATGATCCATTTCTTACTCCTTTAAATTTGGTGCCCTCGGAGAGACTCGAACTCTCACGCCGCAAAGCACAGGTACCTAAAACCTGCGTGTCTACCAATTCCACCACAAGGGCTTGTTATTATGCTGAGAAATATCTATCCAGCATTTCAATTCTATCACTTGCCGCTGCCATTGTATCCAATTCTTGTTGAATTGCTTCTACAATATCAGCATGCTCGCCGATACCAACACTTTGATTCATATAAACCATAATATTGGTTTTTGCACGTTCTAACTCGCCTTCAGCATGCATACGTGCCGCTTTTACTAATTGTGCGCTCATACTCATAATGTTTTCCTTGTTAAGTTTGGTCTTCTAGTCATATCAACGTAGTACTTACCAAGTTCTAGCTGATCTTGGTTGCAAACGTCTTTTATTTCAACACATAATTCAGTCCATTCTCTTGTAGCTTTGTTGTGTAATTCATTGCCATCTGAATAAATGAAAAATGTATTGTCTGGTTCTAACCATGGCTTTTGATCGGGCCATTCGATTCGAACCTTTCTATGTAAATCATCACCGTAAGTCATGTGTTTCCAAAACTTGTCCGCAGTATCGCATTCTTCAATGATACTGTCTGTGTTTTTACCCAAAACTTCACTTTGATGATCTACAAAATTTGGCATACCTGGATACTGATAATAAATCGCAGGCTCGTAATCTTGCCAAAAATGATTTTGTAAATATCTTCCACTTCCGTTCATTACAACTATACCGTTGTATTTTTCCATTTCCATTGTAACAGGATTCAATCCTTGTTGGTTTTTTCTATATGTAACAGTAGGAGTAAAATTAATTTTTAAAGGATAAAGTGCAAACCACATAACGTGTAGAGGATGATTTGCATCATACATCATGTATAATTCTTCTTTGGTAATATCCAATTTGCGTTCAGCGATAACATTCATTATGTCTTCGGTTTGATTTGGGTCAGGCCAAAAAACATCTCGAATATCATACATTTTATCATAAAGTTTATTGTAGTGTCTGACCCCAAGAATATGATTGAAAAAATCCCACTTATAAATTGGATGATTATGATTGTAATAACTGTAGTCTACAGCCCATACACGACCACCTTGTTTGTAAAAAGTATCTAACCAAATAGCGGTGTTGTTTAACACAACACTTTGCTCTTGGCTGTGAACATCAAATCCTTTTTCTATAAAAGGTTTATAAACATTTAAATCTAAGTCTACTTCCAATGGAGACAATTTTCTTTTTCTTTTGGATTGTCTCCATGTCATGCGGTCCCACAATTCTTTATTGTTCATTCATGTTCACCGCCTGGATCATTTTTATCAAGTTGAATCTTTTTACCATCAATCCACATTGTCTGTCTTGTTCGACTAACACTGTGATAGCCTGGTCTTAGATCAAACATGGTTGGTTTACGTTTTGCAGTTTCAAATGTTGCTACAGTTACACAGATTGCACCAAGTAGTACAACGTGAATAATTGCACTTACACCAAAAGCAGTCCAACTGCCTACAATAATTGCAAAAGCAATACACCACATCCAAGCCAATACCTGCATGATTAAATGACGTGTATTTAAATCTGGAATGTTACTCAGAGGATTTCTTTCGTCATCCATAACTGCATTCCAGCATTCTATTACCCAAGTTCTCATAGGGTTTACTCCTTCCTCAAAAATTACTTTTTTAGGATAATGGGCATCGGCAGTATCTCTAAAATCAATAGCATCGTAAAGATTTAAAAAATACTTTACAATTTTTTGATCCTTGAAATATGCCGTTACCTTATACATTATATATGCCTCTCGTTAATGGTGCTCCCACACGGACTCGAACCGCGGACCTATTGATTACAAATCAATTGCTCTACCAACTGAGCTATAGGAGCATATTCTTTTGGTGCGCCTGAAGGGATTCGAACCCCTGACTTTCAGTTTCGTAGACTGACGCTCTATCCAGCTGAGCTACAGGCGCATATTTATTGGTATACAGGCTCATCAGGTTTTACATCTTGGTCTTCGTGCCAGTGAGTTACATCACCAGTTAACCAACCGTAATCACATGAGAACATGTGCATACCTTTCCATTCCTTTCCATCTTCGTCTACGTAGTACCCATCAAACGTACCACGGTGCCTACCAACAGGTTCAAAATAGTACCATACCTTTTGACCTAATTCGGGCATCTTTTCATCAACGTGTATCCATCCCATAATACACTCCTTTCCTTGGTGCTCGCACCCGGACTCGAACCGGGACGCCATAAGCGACAGATTTTAAGTCTGTTGTGTCTACCTATTCCACCATGCGAGCTACCCTTGGTGGTCCTGACAGGATTCGAACCTGTATCGCTCTCTAATCTGGAGACTTTGCCGAATATAAGCCGGGTGTTTTACCATTAAACTACAGGACCTCTTATTGGCCCGCCCTAGAGGACTCGAACCTCTGACCTACGGTTTAGAAGACCGTTGCTCTAATCCAACTGAGCTAAGGGCGGATTCTGTTTACTTTTGAATGTAAGGTGTATTCCAACTACCAACATTCATGCTGATATAATAAGCAGTGTCAAAGTAATCTGTCATTGAATCACTGTTGTCGTACCAGCCTCGATTCTTCCAATAACCTTCGCCGTTGATTGGAGCAGTTTTGATGATCTCATGTACCTTATCAAAAAATACTTGATGATCTCCATACATATGTGTATGATAATGATTGATCTGAGCATAGCCGTCGCCGTTCCGAAAGCAATCGCTAAAGTCTGTAGGACCAGCTTTTACTGTAACATCAACTCCGTTAGAACCGCCACTCATCTTTTTTACACCAAACTTGAACTTTGGAAATGTAGCTTTTAGTTCGTTACGGATTGCTTTTACGTCTTCTGCGGAAATGTATGCCATGTCGTCAACTCCTGTTTTTTTAACTTACTCTTATATAATAGCACCAAGACGTCTTATGTCAACCAAAAAGACGTCTTTTTTTAATCTTTTTTTAACCCCAATCTTTGAAGTCGCCAGACTCTTCATTGTCATTATAGCCGGCAGTGTATGCTTCAATTTCAGCAGTGGTCATCAATGCTTCAGGGATTTCTTCACTTTGTCTGGTTGCACCTACAAAGTAATGAGGACTGAATCCTCGTCGGTAGTAGCTGTCTGCTCCACCTCGGTCATATGGGCCACCATGTCGTGTATCATACTTCATTGATATCCTCCACATCTGCAAATTTTACAACATATTTTTTAGGTTTACCATCCACTTTGGAATCTTCAACTTCCAACAGTTTGGTGTTCAAGTCACGAGCAACAATGGCTCCAGTGCTTGTATAATCTCCATATTTCTCAACGGGCAAATCTGCTAAACTCATCATACCGCCAGGACGTCCAAACGAATCCAGCGGAATATTTTTAACAGTAAAGGTACATTCATAACCTTTTCCAGGTTCAAGTGTTTCTGGCGTAATCATTATGCAGCCTCCGCTTCTTCTAGCCAACGATCCAGTGTTTGACGGTCAATACCGAAATCCTTACACATCTTATTACGTGTAATATTCTCTTGAAGTTCACGCTCTTTGCGCTCTTCTTCTTCTCGATTCATGTATGCACATGCATCATCAATCAACTTGTCTAACTCTGCATCTGTCATAGATGCAAGGTCCAGACTACGGGCATACGATTTGCTATATGCATCAGCAACCGCATAGTATGCACCCTCTTCGAGTTCGATACGATTGAACTCTTTAAGAGTACCAGAAGGAACACGTTCCTCCCAATACTTGGTATCATCAGGATGAGGCATCATTCCCATCCAACAACCAGGTTGTTTAGAAAACTCTTCGGCTTCAGCACGTTGAGCCATGATGTAGTCTACAAGTGCCTTTTCCATAATGCTCTCCTTAAGCAAAAAGTGGTTTCATTGTAGCATACACAACATTGTATGCATTCACTTCATATTCCCATGTAGCAAAGAAATCATCATCATCTTCGTACATATCACTAGCATTACCACTAGCATAACGATCCCAATGTTCGTTAATGTGTTCCATGCCTTTGAGCATATCACCATTAATGCTAATAATACCTTTTGCTTCTTCAAAAGTCATATTAGGCATCTCGTAAAAATTAGGAATATTAAACATTCGTATCGCTCCTTGCTTCTAACTATACATATAATATACTACCAAGAGCTCTTGAAGTCAACCTTTTTTTACATCTTTTTTAGAATTTTTTTAATCTTTTTTCGTGCCTTCCACCTTCAAAATCAGTGGATATAAATGCTTGCACGATGGGTTCAATACTGTGTTTATCAGTTACTCTAGCACCCAAACACAACACATTTGCATTGTTGTGTTGTCTAGTTAATTTTGCAGTTTCAACATCTTTGCACAATCCTGCACGAATTTTAGGTCTTCTATTTGCCGCCATACTCATACCAATGCCAGTGCCACACACTAGAATACCAAGATCCGCAGTAGTGTTTTCAACTAAATCACACACCATATCAGCAAAGTCAGGATAGTCAACACTTTGTTCACTATAACAACCTAAGTTAATTACTTCGTGTCCTTGTTCTCTGAGATAACTGTCTATATCTTCTTTGTATTGATATCCGCCGTGATCACTTGCAATTGTTATAATCATAATGCTACATCCTCTAGTCCAGCCGCACGTAGTTTTACTACATTGTTGATTTGAAATTGTTTTGCATCTAATGCTTTGACCAAGCCTAGATACTTGTTACGCACTAATGCAAATTCATTGATGATATGTTGTTGGTCAATTACTTCATCTTCACCATCAGCATATTTTTCAGCATCACGACTGCTCAGTGCTTTGTTGTAACCTTCTAGATATTTTTTGTAGTATTTGGTACGTTTTCTACGCATCTCAATATTGAGATACTCTAATATAGCTTCTATTTCCTGCAATTGAT